AGTCCTTTGTGCTGAAAATCTCCTTAACATAGCGATTAATGGGGGCGGGTATATATATAAAAAAATATTTTTATTTTATTTTTCTTTTACCAATTACTTTATTGCTTAGCTCATAGTTTAATAGCAAGCCATATCAATAGCCATAGCAATACGAGCATTGGATTAATAGCCAATAGCAATAACAACAATGCTATACTTGGACTAATGAACAACATAATAATAATAAATAATAGTATAATCATTAGCTTCTCCCTTATCTTATAGCAGTAGTAGGAGTCGAACCCACGTTTACCATTAGACTATACCACTAACTATGACTACCTCATCTTGTTATTCCTAACTATCAGTAGCTGGTATCTTATTATAGAGCAGTAGGGATTCGAACCCCACACCACGTTAGTACAACTTATTACTCTAACCAGCTGTCACTTAGTTATGCCTGTGACACTTTAATACACTAGGACTTTCGTTAGCTGATATAACCGTGCACCAGTTATCTGTATAGTTGTGCCAAGGTACTGCGCAATAGCTTAGCACTTCTTCTATGGACTATACACCACTCATCAGGATAGCTGGACTCGAACCAACACCACATGTTCCCAAAACACGCATGCTACCATTAACACCATATCCTGTTACCATATGCCATAAGAACTATAACTTATAACATATAATAAAATAAAGGAGAACACGAACAGTAGGAATCGAACCCACGTTTACAGGTTTGGAATCTGTAGCATTACCATTATACTATGCTCGCAATGTGCAAAGGGCTGTTGGTTTATTTACTCACTTAACCAAGGCCAACTAATATATTCACGTTACCTTGCACCCTCTGCTTAGGCTGTCAACTCTATAACATTTAAGCACCGTCAATCAGCACACCTAATTTTTTAATTCAATATGTTTAATACTCCAGCCACTACCAATAAGATAGATGTAAACACACTCAATGCAATAGCTAGATAGTCATGGCGATAATACCACTCCTTAAAGTTGGTAACTGAACCTACACCATATAAAATGCCTAGAATAATCAAGGCAATATTAATTACAATCATTTATTCTCCTGACTTTCTACATAGAGTAAGATACAAAAGGCGTCAGCTTGATCATCATTGATATCATTATCAGGTACTATGTTATAGCTCTTGAGTATCTCAATGCTTTGTTCTTTTCTTGCTTTGCTTTTACCTTTGATTAAGTGATAACCACACCACATTGAATTACTTATATCAACATAGCCAATGTTATGACGGTTACGCATGACTCCTAAGAATGAACCGTTAGCTCTAATCAGTGATATATTGCCTTTAGATTTGAACGTGATGATAGGTTCTTCAATATAAATAAAATAATCAAATAAGTTATAATGCTCAATGACTTCTGTTATACCGTCAGCAATTATCTTTGCACGTTCTAAAGGGTCTTTACTTTTACCACCTGCGATTGAACCAACTACATACTCACTTGTTAAAGGGTTACGAAACGCATAACCAGTATTAGATGTACTGAAGTCAATTGCTAAGGCTTTGCTCATAAATCAGAACTCAATTCAATATAAAGTTCTTTGCTTAGTTCTCCAATATCAAATAAGTGTTTAACATAGTGTTCATATTCAATTGGAGCTAAAACTTCTTTTTGTGCTAAAATATGTTCTTTATTCATTTCTTTATTCTCCCTTAAAAATTAAAGCTGTATCAAGATTAATCAAACCACATTCAACAGCGTTAAGTAAGAACTCGTTAAAGTCAACTTTTGACAATGTTTCTTGCTTAAATAATAGCTGTTCTTCTGTCATTTGCTTTCCTCTCTTAACTTCTGTATTTATTATAGCATATCCACTTTTTGGAGTAGTGTTATCCTCTGTTATGTAAGATATGATTGACTTTGTAGGCATTTTGTGTTATACTATTTATAGGAGGTAACTATGGCTAGAGATAAATATCTAATGTACTTACGACAGCAGGAATACAAGAAACGTATTAAACTTAAAGTAGATAATACAAGAGCTAGAATGAACAGAGAATACATGAATCAGCCAGCAACAGATAAGGAAACATTAGAACTATGGAACAATCAGCCAGCAATACATTTTGATTTAGGGAAAAATAAATAAATTATATTAAAAAAATAAATCAGCCCCTTAGGGCTTTTGTTTCACGCTTGACCGCAATTTGACTAGAAGTGGCAGAAAGTAAGTGCATTGTGTGTCCTGTTTGTAAAGTATGGTATCAGTAAGCACAATTAGCTTATTGTTTGTAAGATTTCTAAAGGAATTCCGGAGTGTTTGATAATCTTTTTATCTTGTACTGGAATTGTGAAATGTTTAAGAAAACAAGAGCAAATCCCATTGTATAGCTATTTATGATTTGTAACATACTTTTATTATTTCAGTAAAACAATGTATAAAATGCTTGTAAACAGCGTGGTTGTCAATGAAATAAGACTAAAAAACTTTGTGAACCTTGTGAAATTTAAAAAAGGGCATGCTATAATATAATAGATAGGAGAATAAATGGAAGATAAAGAATTTTTGATTAAAAAAGTAGAAGTATTAGAGTCAGCAATCAAACAAATAGCAGTGATCCAATATGAACTAGATAAAAAGCTAGGAGAATTAGAGGGAACAGAATATTTTACATAACACATGATAACTCAAAGTGTAAAATGCAATATGTTAAAATATAAGTATATAATAGTTGACAAGTGAAAATGTCTATGTTATTATTATCTATGTAATTGAATATATAACCCATAGGCGGTTGAGGTACGAAAGTATAGCGATGTGATAAACATCAAAACGAGCTGAGTAAGCTATGAAGTCGAGAATACCTGATTACATAAACCCCATGTAACTCTATAAGAGATAAGTATTTAAGTTTAAGGTGTCTTAGTTTTATACTATTTGAAAGCCGTTGTTTGACTTACTTACTGAAATTGCAGTATTTACTGACAGGTTGTGCTGATTAGTTTATGCCAATTCACAGCACGTAAAATTAAATGAGCGGAGTAATTACACTAAATTAGAGCTTACGACAAATAACAAATTAACTTTCAAGCAAGAATCTCTAGTAATTACTTGACGGGGGGAAAACTTAATGTTTGACAAATACAAAAAGAAATGATAAGATATAAATATAATAAAGGAGAAACAAAAAAATGAAAAATAAATGTATTAAGTGTCAGCAAATAAGAAAAGCAAGTGGTGTAAGTTATTTAAAGTGCTGTAAATGCAAACAAAAAGCTAGTGATAAAAGAAAGAAAAATAAAAAGAATAAAAGCGAAATGGCTAAAACTAATGAGGAACTAAGAAAAATATCTAAACGATTAAATCAAGATAGTATAAACAAATTTATAAAAGAAAGAAATGGAATTAAGGCTTGACTTTTCAAGTCTTTTTTGTTATTATATACTAAAGGAGAAATAAATGAAAATTTACTATGTGGCACTAACAACTAATAAAGACATAGTGGCTAAAAATTATAGCGGAAAACGATTATCTCTTTATACAAAAAAACACGAAGCTATTAAGACTTGTGTTTTATTAAATTATCAATGGGAGCTATTTTTCGGAAATGGAGTAAAAGAAGAAAAACCATTCAAAGTTTATTGCGTAGAATCAGAGCCAATGGAGGTAACTAGTGACTAGCCTATTTGATAAAGTAAGCACAGCTAAAGAACTTAAAGAATCAGAAGACTTTTCAGGCGGTTTGCTTTGGAATGTACAAGATATATTGCCTAAAGGTTCACTTGGTCTTATAACAGGTAGCGAGAAGAGTATGAAGTCATCACTAGCGCAAGACTTAGCACAAGCCATGGCACTTGGCGAACCGTTCGCTGGACGAGAAACAACTAAAACTAACGTGTTATTTATTCAGAACGAGAATAGCAGACTGACAGAACATCAGCGCTTGAAAGGTTCAAGAAGAGATAGTCCTGATAACTTGTATTTCTTACATGGTGGAGCTTTCAGACTTGATACATGGAAATATGACGGCCAAGGGAAAAAGCACAATGTAGGTCTTAGAGAGCTATATAACTTCATACTAGAAAAAGACATTGGACTTGTTATCTTAGACCCTCTTAAAGACTTGTTAGAAGATAATGAGATAATCAATGCAAACCAACCAATGGCAGAAGTCCTAAGAGGAATCACTAGCCTTAGAAATACTTTAGATATGAAACACGATAAGTATGTTACGTTTATGGTTGTAGCGCATGCTAGAAAGCAAGCTGGCGAACAGTCTTTAACAGAACGTGATTTTCGTATCATTCCAAGCCATATATTAGGGGCTACAACTATCCCTGCATGGTACGAGATAGCTTTTACTATGTCGCCAAAAATTAATAGTAAGACTAAAAACAGATATTCTATCATGAAAGTATTTGCTAGAAACTTTGCATTTAATAATGAGATTCTTTGGGGATATGTTGGCTCGGCTTTTACATCAATCGAACAAGATAAAAAAGAGCCTGATAGTGAACTAGTGGAAGAAGTCAAAAGGGAAACTCCATTAGAGACGACTAAGGAATCAGCACAGGCTTTCTTAGACTTAGCTAAAGAGCAAGGAAAAGTAACAGAAAATGATTGATAAAAAATACGTTGTTTATTACCATGAAAAAGTAAATGAATACTTCTATGACTATTATTCAAGGTTTAACATGAATGAACAATATTCAAAACCTGTTTTATATAGTGATGACTTTGAATTAATAGAGAGAGCAAAAAATGAACTCAATGAACGACTACAAGAACAAAGCTATTAATTTACACGCTGAAGTGTATGGCTGGCTATATCGTGCATTAGATGAGATGATAAAAGCCGAATGGCATAATGACGAGCTTTTCAAAGTATGGCTTGGTCGTGCTGAATTTCTAGTCAGACAGTCAAAGAAATTGCATATAGCTTGTGAAAATGATTATTCTAAGCGTGCATTGATTAAAGCATTGCAATTAAAAGTAGAAATAAATGAAAAAATATCATCTAACGCTTGATAATAATAAATAATTTTGATATAATAGTATATATAGAAATAAAGGAGAATTAAACAAATGGTAGTTAAATTAACGCAAGAACAAGCTGATTTTCTTAAAACTTTTGGAAACCTTGAAGATGAAATAAACAAAAAACGAGCGCTTTGTCACATCACTCGTTTTGGTTATGGATACAATTGGATAGGCGGCGTTAAATGTCCAAGTAGTGCTTTTGAGTGTTACGAGCAATCGAAAATGGTTGAAGCTGTCATTAACGGTTATGAAGTTATTGAACCTAAATTTAAGTTTTATAACTTTTCTGATAGTAGCGGAGGAACTGCATTATATTATGCTGGACAGTCTAGACAATTAACAAAATTCGAACAAGATGCTCTTGAAGTTAAAGAAGGCAGCGAGGAATATAAAGCCTTGCTAACTTTAGGTTTCATTAGAGAGTAATATGATAACATCTTTCCAAAGTTTAGCTGAAAGGCGATTAATAACTCTCGATTATCACAAAAAGGATAGTCAGCAGTACATCAACAGCTTAAATTATTTTGAATATGCTCGAATGTACTTCGATAAAAATGGCTTTCCTGATGATAACAGACGAGTTTATCAAAGTGGCAAACGAAAAGGCCAAAAAGTTGGCTGGTCTGATAAAGAGGAAAAACAGCAGAAAGACGATATTAGAAAGTTCATTTATGAAAAGCAACTACAAAAGTTTAAAAGCAGAAGAAAAAGCTAGTAAACATTATGCTAGAGGTGTCAGAAAGCTGTCTAAAGAGCTTGAAGAGATGAATGAAACAAAGTATAGGGTTGGGCCTAACGAGTGCCTGTATGGCTTGATAAGTGAATTATGGAGCTATTGGGGTAAAGGTTGGATCCTGCCTATGCTTAAATATAATATTGAAATTACAAGACAAGGTGATGTATTCATTGTAGAAAGAGGAGAAAATGGAAACAATTAATATTAAGTTTGATGAAAAACAGCTTGAAGAAGTTGTGAAAAAAGTTACTGAAAAACTTAAAAAAGAGAAAGATAACTTTTATGAGCTTTCAGATACAGGGCATGAAGAACCAAAGAAAAAATGGTCAGTAGTGTATTTAGAAGCTAACGTTTCTCATTATACGAGTGAAGAAAAGAAAGTATATTTCGGACATTTGTTTAATACTTTATCAAAAGAATGTGCATCATATTTTGACTTCTCTGAATATGGTCGTGATCAAGTAGAAGAACTTAAAAGCCAAGGTTGGAAAGAAGAGATTGTCTATAAATGAGCGTATTTGAAACACTAAGCATTATCAATGTTAATGACAAGAAAAGCAAAAAGAATAATTTAGATTACCTTAGTTGGGCATTTGCATGGTCTGAAGTTAAAAAAGTTTATCCTGAAGCTAACAGTAAAGTTTATGAAAATGAACAAGGGTTAAACTATCACACAGACGGTCGCACAGCATGGGTTAAAGTTGGAATGACTATTGAGGGTTTAGAGCATATCGAATACCTACCTGTAATGGACTTCCGCAATCAATCTATCCCAGTTGAAAAAATTACTTCAATGGACGTAAATAAAGCCATTCAGCGTGGACTAGTTAAGGCAATCGCTCGTCATGGTTTAGGTATTTACATATATTCTGGCGAAGATTTGCCTGACTTGACAGAAGAACAGAAAGAACTTGAAGCTGAAAAGCAACGAATTAGAGAGATCCAGCCAGCACTAAATAGAGCTGAAGAACTGGGATATCCTAACATGGAACTACTTAAAACAAAGACTAAAAAAGAAATCTTTGATATTATGACAATTTGGAAAGCAACAGAGGGAAAATAAAAAATGGCAATCATTACAGTTACAGCACAAGTAAACGAAAAAAATACACGAACAGTAAGCACAGCAAAAGGCGATAAGAAAATTATTTCAGTACCTTTATTTGAAAAAGAAAAAGGTTCTAGCGTAAAAGTTGCATACGGTTCGGCTTTCTTACCTGACTTCATTGAATTAGGAAACATAGTAACGATAAGCGGTCGTGTACAAGCTAAGGAATCAGGCGAATACGTAAATTACAACTTTGTTTTCCCTACGGTTGAAAAAGTATTTATCCATAATGATAATAATAGTCAAGCACAAGCTAAACAAGACTTATTTGGAAAATCTGAACCGATTGAAGTTAACACGGAAGATTTACCCTTCTAATGGAAAGTTGGTTTCATGTACACAGCAGAAGAGAGAGAGCAAATTATCGACATCGTGGATAAGATGAGCTTACTAAGACAAGACTTTGACGGAGCTTTCACTTGGATCAAGGAAAACGTGGCAATGCCATTTGACTTTGACGGAGAACAGCAATTTATATCAGACTTGAAACAGCTAGTTAAAATTAACGCTTTGAAGTTTGGTAAAATATATGAGGGAGTATTAAATTGACAACATTAAGAGAACTACACAAAAAACTTAAAATCAAGCAGACACTTGATAACTACGTACGAAACACAAATAAAAAATACAAGTATAACTTTGTTCCTGATGAAATTCTTGGCGAGGGAATGGCTAAACTGATCGAGCTTAACACTCAAGGTAAACTTGGACGACATGCACAGCAAATTGCTTACATCAATCATAACTTGAGCTTACAGCGACAAAAGGAACAACTGGAACAAGCTAACGAACGACTTGCTAAACGTGCTGAGAAAGCCCAAAAATTGCTTGATACGGAACTTCTGAAAGATAGCTACATCGAAACACTTGAAATGTTTAGTAAATTCAACGCTGTTAAATCTAGCTTATTTAGCGAACCTGAAGCACCAATTAAAGTGCTTGAGTTCATGGAAAAGAATGGCGTGAAGCAAGGTAAATGGCTACGACCTGAAGGAATTGACGCTTGGTTCAAAGAACGAATCATTTGGTTCAAAAATAAATTGAAAGAAAACTAATATCATATAAGACTTTAGGCTTTACAGCTTAGAGTTTTTTTGATATAATAGTATATAAAATAAACTAGAAAGGTAACAATGAAAATAAAATATTTTAATGACAAAAAATATTGCCATTGCTTCGATATTCCAACGAGTGACGGTTTAGGAGTTTGCAAAGGTTGTAGAGGATATACAAACATCTGTTATAATTGCGATCGCTGTTTACATTGCTGGTTTACATCGCAGGTTGAACTGTTTACCGAATATGATGAACCTAAGTTGCTGGCACTTATAGAAAAATGGAATAAATTTCACCAAAATAGAAAGACAAGGAATTTTAATGATTAGTTTAGACGAGAAGAAAATCAGAAAAGGTAGACCTATTGGGCTACCGTATCAAGGAAGCAAGAAAAAAATAAGCAAGAAGATTGTTGAAATTATCAAACAGAATTTTGGCACAACTAAACCGATTTATGACATCTTCGGAGGTGGTGGAGCAATTACAGCCGAATGTATTTTAAATGGTTTAGAAGTCCATTATAATGACTTAGACAAGGATATAACCAATGCATTTGAACGAGTTATATCACAAGACCGTGAATGGACTAAAAGCCTTATTGTTTCACGTACGGAGTTCTTCGAGATTAAGGCGAAAGAAAACAAGACAACAGATGACTTTTTGAAGTTGCTGATTAACTCTTTCGGTAATAAAAAGGCAAACTATATGTACAACAAACAAATTTCAGATTTAAAATATAATCTAGCTAAAGAAATTATTGAAAAGCATGACGTTTTTAGCGGTTATAAACAGACAGAAACATATAAGAGATCGATTGAAAAGTATAAACAACTTGAACAACTTCAACAACTTCAACAACTTGAACGACTTCAACAACTTGAACAACTTGACGAAGTAAAAGCTACAAACAAAAGTTATCATACTTTTAGTGATGTTTCTGGAGCTGTTCTATATCTTGACCCTCCTTATGAAGGAAGTTACCAAGAAAGTTATATCAATTCATTTGATAGTCAAGAGTTTTATAACTGGGCGTTTGAAATGTCAAAAAGTAATATCGTGATAATTTCAAGTTATTCAATTTCAGATGAACGTTTTGAAGTTGTATATTCTTTTGATAAAGCACGTAGCACTTTGGAAGGTGGGACAAGAAATGATAAATGTGAGAAATTATTTATGGTTAAAAACAGTTAATGTTTGACAAAGTAAAATCAATTTGATAGAATGTAATTATGAAAGAGGTACAGAGATGACAACCGAAGAAATAGTACAAAACTATCAAGTGAAATTGTTAAAGATTATATTTAAAGAGATTGATATCCTGATGAAGAAAAAAGAAAAGGCTGATATTAACGCACAAAAACTTGCTGAAAATGGGTACTCTGTGAGAACGTCAGCACATTGGAAGTCATTAGGAAACGCAGAGTTTTACATTAAAGAGATGTATGAAAAGTTTGACGCCTTAGCTGAAATTGATAGACTATTCCACTGGTCAAGTCGTTTACATCAAGAACAGTTGCAATTTGTTAGTAAATACCCTAAAGTAATGGAAAAATATAGACAATCAAACTAAGGAGAACAAAATGAAAGATACAGTAAAAACTTTAATGATAGTTGCAGGTGTCGGCTTTACACTTATCGCTATCACTTGGATAGGTATGGTCGCAACGTTGCTTATTACATGGCTTGGAGGTAACATCTAAATGAATTATAGTACAAATAAGCACTATGCCAATGAATACGGTGTGGAACTTAATGAATACTTGAAACATAATTTTAACTACGAAGAGCTTGCAGGTTGGTATACAATGCAGGTATTGAAGTATCTAGTAAGAGCTGGAAAGAAAGAGGGTGAGAGCTACGACAAAGACCGTAACAAGGCTTTAGACTATGCCAAAGAACTTGCTAACTTAAGTAACGAGAATGAGCTCACAGAGTACACTACTGACGACGTTATGGGCTTTATACAAGAACTAGCTGATGATTTTGAACGCTGGGAAGGTAAATAAAATAATTAAAAATAGTTTATGCTTGACGGTATGAACTTTTTTTGATATCATAGTATTATAGAAAAGGAGGTTAAATAACGGAAATGCAAAAAGCTATAAAGGTAGTAGCTTATAACCCTACGACGGAAGAAGAACTACACTTTAGCTGTAAGGCTCAATGTGCTAAGTATTTCGGACTTAAAGCTAATACAGTCATCAGGTGGCTTGATAACGGTATGCCTGTAATTGAACTGCTGATAGACCTAGATAGAAATCAAGTGGAAATTGAAAAACAAAGCAAACTGAACGGCTTTGAATTATTTACGATAAATGAATGGAGTGTTTTTGATAATTAATTACGAAGACATGAAAATAGAAAGTTTTGGTGAAAAAACAAATGAAATTATTTAACAGAAAACCTAAGGACAAAATTAAAGTAGCAACAGCATTTACATTAAAAGGATTAACAAAACAAGTAATTCAATTAGAACAAAAAGGGTTTATTAAACAAGGAGAAATCCAAAGTGCTATGTTTGACGGAACAATTATGGCTTATAAGCAAGCAATGATTAAGAAAGCTAGTAAATAATATGTGTAAAAAACGTAAATACACAAAAATGGGCGCTTTATATTCAATAGTAAATGCCCAGCATAACAAAAAGAAAGCTGATAAGATACCAGTTAGAGCTTATTACTGTAAGTGGTGCAATTTATATCACTTATCAAGTCAGCAAAGACTAAACATAAAGACAGGAGTAATTGGATAGTGAAAGATGAATTCACATACTACACAGTATCTTGGATATTGGAAAAAGAAATTAAATCACGTAAGTTTTATAATAAAAAAGAGGCTTTAAAATGGAATGAATTGCTTCCAGAAGAACAAAGATATGAAGTTAAAAAGCATACAGAAATAATTGAGGTTATAGCATAATGACAAACGAAGAATTATATGAAAGAATTACTAGCGTACTGAAAGAACGAGGAATCGGAATCAACCAACTTGAGTTAAAAATTAAAGATGAGACAGGTACATGGCCTAAGTTACATACAACTCAATCACGCTTGAGTTTACCGCATACCGTAGCGTTCCCTTATCTTACTATGTTTTTCAATGATGATGAAATGCACGAGCTTACACTTAAAAAAATTGATAGCGTAGGAGATAACGGAGAAGCGTTTGACTTACTAGATGAGATATTGTCTAGTTTAAAGCCAAGCAAAGAATATCTATATAAGCAACGTTTGAAGCGTAAAATGCAAAGGGAGGCAATGAGATGATCTTACACAAGTATACAAATAAAATCAATAGTTCAAAATATCCACGGTCAACAGCTAGAAAGATTGCTAATGACTTGAACAAACAGGACAACTTCAATAATTATCTAGTCAGCTTTGAGCTTGGCTCTAAACGTTATGTTATTGAAAAATTTGAAATTAAAGGAATGAATAGATGAAGCGTTACTATATAGAAGAAGAAGACGGCAAAGAAATTAAGCGAAAACTCACAACTTTTGCTAATGATGATTTAACACAGCTTTCAGATGATGAACTAGAAACATTATATTATGAATCATCTGCTCAATTTTTAGCTAAATCAATGCACTTTATGAAGATTGAGAACGAACTATTTTCAAGAAATAGTGTAACTGTAAGTGATGAAATTCTAATAAATGCTGGCAATAATATTATTGAAGCAATTAATCAGATAAGTAATTGAACCATGAAAAAGGAGAGTAATTATCTTTATTTTAACAGATGACACAACTAGAAGTATAGCGTTGATTCAATTCGCTCATAAAAGGGCGGATAAGGGCTTTTATGATATTGTGGCACAATTATATGAACAAGGGTTTAAAACGCAAGAGAAAGCAAAATATGAGCATATAAGACAAGCTAAGGAGAAAGCACTTGAAGAACAACGAGTTAGTGAAGAAAATTAACGAAGAGTTGAAGCTGAAAAACAAGCCGAAGTTGACAGAATCGCAAGAGAACACGATGAGGAAACTGAACGATCTAATAATAGAGGAAGTCAACATGTTAGTGAAAAAGATGAAATGACACCGAACATAGCAACTGCTTTAAATCGCGGATACAAAGTTCTAGGTTATGAAATAAAAAGAGCAAATATATAAAAACATTAAATTAAAAATAGAAAGCAGAATATCTTCAATTACAAAAGAAAACCACCAATTAAGGTGGCCTTTTTTATATTATTTTTTAGCAATGATTGGTTTGTCAATTCCGTTAGCTTGCATGAAACGAATATCAATAGGCGAACCTTTCCAATCGAAGTTTTTAAGGTCTTTGCCAGTTGTTTCTTTATAAGTTTTGCGAACGATTGCCAATTGATCTGGGTGTGATAGAGCGATAACTTTTTCGCCATTGAAGTAGTAAGTTGTTTTATCGCCATTTGTATATGTAAATTTCATTAATTCATCGTCCTCTAATTCTGTATTTGTTTGTGTATTGTTTTGCCCTGTAAGGCGCTTGTTTAGTTCTGTGATAAAGTATGAGCGACAGCTTTCTACCGTTCCACCGTGAGCTTCTACTGAACGTCTAGGGCATGAAGTAGATGATAACTCTTGATGTAGCTTCACAGTATCATGATTAGGAGTTAGTCCCCATTGTTTCATGTACTTAGCAACGTCATCCAGTACCGCTTGCTCATTTATCAAAAACTGGGTTAAATCTCCCTCTGATTGGCACACTTCCCAACTTGCATAATTTGCATTACCGTATGAGTTAGCACAATGGTATGCCATATTAGAGAAGTCGGAAGCCTGCAATCGTCCGTCAGAAGCAATGTAAACATGAGCAAAGCCCTCTTCTGGATCGTGATTAGGTAACCAACTATCATAAAAACTAGTTTTAGCACCGTTTGAACCAGCGTCATTGTGAATTACAACCCCAGTAGGATTATAACCACGTACACCAGCATTAGTTATATTCATTCTTTTTTATCCTCCGTTTGTTCTTCTTCCGCTTCAGGAATACTTACACCATTCTTTTTCATAAGTTTAACCAAACCGTCAAACATAGGGCTAATTTTTGCGATTAAGTAAATAAACTGTCCTACAAAGTATAACAAAGCTACATTAATCACAGTTTTAGCAATATCAGAAGTTGAGGGAGTTTGAGTGAAGTAAAATACTGCATACAAAACCCACAGGGAGAAAATAACCGTTAAGTCAATCACAAGTCTATGTTTGAAAGGTGGGTTCATTGCTTCTCTATCTTTTACCCATGTAGCGAAAAGAATCGCTAAAATTAAGATAGTTATTAAAATCATTCTAGTTACCATTTTGTTTTGCTTTCTATTTTGTTATTTAATGAAGTAACTTCCGTTACCACGTGGTGTAAGAACGCTAGAACCAATACTTGCTCCCCACCAAGTAATACTACCGTCTGGGTTTATGTCAATATGGAAAGAAGTATCTCTTCCAGCAAAATGACCAACAAGACTTTGAACAGTAGCTGGACGAAAAGGTCTATCTACCCATGTTCCAGACATATTCCAGCCAGTTTTTATATTTGCTACACTACCAAAGAACCTAACAATTACTAAATCATTATTCTTTTTAGTAAGTTGTAATTCCAAACCATTTCCAGCTTCAACTGTCAACATTTGAGCCGGGACATTGATTGAACCTTTAAGTGATATATCATTTACAGAAACACTATCTAAAATACTAGTCTGAACAGTCGGTTTAGTGCTTGTTACACCAGTTCCTGAAGTCGTAACAATATCAAAACAAACTTTCAAAACGCCAGAACCGTTGTTTATATCAACACGGTTACTATTATTTGATGTTTCGGCTGATAAACTTACAGGGTTTGCTGTTTGCGTTAAGTCAATATTTGCATGAATATAGTTGACAGAATTAGCCTTTAAAGCTACTGTTTCGTTTAATAGTTCAAAATACCTCCCGCCTGCAATAATTGATGTGTTTACATATTGAATGTTAAGTGCTGTGTTTAATGTTTTTGACCAGTCTTTTCGCCTAATCGTTCCGTAGTCCATTCCTGTCAACATCATGTATAGCTTTCCGTCATTATTAGAACCGACTGGGAACTCTGTACTATTTGGACTGAAAAACGTGAAGTTTTTAATTGTCATTTTTAACCTTTCTTGAAATTATTTTAGCTTTATCTAAAACTGGGTTATCAGTAATTGATAGCTCTAACAATCTGAATTTTCTACCGCCATAAGGATAACCACCAATTGATACAAATTGACCGACTTCATACAAGAGCGTGGTTTCAATTCTAAGCGTACTTTCGCTATTATAGTATACTTTACCTGACAAAAGTTCTAAATGGTCTTTACGAAGCTCTCTGTACCCTGTGAAGCTATCTATTCTATATTTGTCTCCGTAAGTAGCTACATACTCATATAACATTTGGTTTATCTCCACTTTCTACAAAAATAAGCCTATCATTGAACTCTGTTTTAACTCTGTCTGCTATATATCCTGAATATAGTTTACCCTCATACCATATATCTACTAAGTCATTAACATATAAAGGCAAAAGTTTATTTTGGTTAAATATTAACCTTGTAACGATTGTAGAGGGAGAAATTTCAGCCTTAATAGTAGATATATCTGGCGGGTTTCCGTGGTCATCTCTATCATAAAACAATGTTTTAGCTGTCCTTACTTCTGGCAAATCTGTTCCGTCTCCATGATAAGCACTATAATCAATGATATCCCCATTATTTTTTGCTGTATACATTTTAGGAGGGTCTTTGTAGTCGTCTGCATTTGAGCTTTTAACGAATACAACAGCAAAATTATAAGCTGAACGTTCTACTATTGTCTCCGTGTCCATTGATACGCTTTGCTTAATATCTACCCTTGTCGTGATTCTACGTCTATTCCAGCTTCTAGAAGCGAAGTTAATAAACAACAAAGTCCTAGGGTCTGTTAAGTTAGGGTCTGCACCAAAAGAAGCATGTTGAATTGTTGTAGTTGGTTGAAATTGAACTTTAGAAAATATCCTTTTAGCTACGTCATGAGCTGATGAAGTTTCTGCTTTTCGGTTAATCGTAGCCTTTCCTGCAAAGATAGTTGAATTAAAGAAATAACCATAACTCATTAAATTATTTTTATTAGGGTCAATTAAATAATCAATGATAGCAAAATTTGTCGTTTTAGTTATTGCATTAGGAACGTCTAGGCTTTCAATCATTGCCCAAAAATAGTTCTTTAACGTAGCTTTATTACTTTCATCTACATCTGTCACAAGGTAAACCATATCTAAATTCAGCTTTTTCTTTTTACCTAGAGCTTCCTCAATTGGAACAACTTCAGGAAAGAGAATTTGAACAATATCGCCAACTTCTACCGAAACGGTCAAAGTAGCTGATGAAGTGTAAAGATAACCTGTTTCCCACAGTTCGTAGTTAATAACTTGACATCTTGATTTAGGTATCGGAAGACCTCTTTTGTCTTTTTTACCATTAGGAAGAATAAAGTCAGATACATTATAGTAGTTAGGATTAAAGTTATCATACACATTAGCTTCTAACATTAAACGAAGTCCGCCTTTCTCTTGATTTTAAACTCTGCCTTACTTAAGTTGATTAGCTCCATTTGGCCTTTTTCAATTATACGAGTTCTGTATCTCTCAAAATCAAGTACAGGGAATAGATTTAATGGAGTTGTACCGTTCCACCCTTGATAAATTTCATCATTTACATCTGTATTAATTAAAATATAATTCTGTACCTGTTCCGTCTTAAATACAATTGCAGTATATTCATTTCCAATATCGTCTAAAAATCTAACTCCAGCAGGTGTTTTAGGTAGTTTCGGATATAATATCCCTATAAAACTAAATATTTCGTCTTTTATATCCCAACGACTTAAACGGTCTATATTGCTTTCTCCATAATAAGTGTAAGAAGTTCCTTTGACATATTTATAGTCTCCTGGTGCTGTTCCGCCATAAATTTTAGATTTACCAGAAAGAACTTTACCATTTTGAACCATATCAAAAGTTAAATTTTCGTAAGTGTACCACTTTGTAATTATATCAAAAGTTATCTTTTCGCTAAAAGTTCCATTCTTTCCATAACCCTCTGTCTTTGTAACTTCTGCTAAAGCTAAATCAGCATATACCTGAAAAATCTCTGTTTGATATTCAAGTGTAACGAATTTTTTACTAAGTATATCATTTACGAAGTCTTTTATTAATTGATAGTTTTCTTCTAAACTTTCGCCAAACGTTTCTAGTTTAAATTCTATTTGAGGTTGAGTAATTGAGCGTGTCCCCATTACTCCAATACCATTACTTTGCCAAATATTATTAGTTGATTGTAACCCTAAATTAGAGGGCTGGTAAAATCTAACTTTTCCATTTGTAACGTCCCAAACTTTGTCATCTGTTCCGTCTAAGTTGGTATGTATTTTATACTGTCTTAACATTAAGCCCTTCCTAATTCAAATTCTCGTCTGATTGCACGCGCTAAGTTAGAAACATCTTGACCAGCACCGCCTTGCACGTTAAATGTGTTATATGTTCTGTTATCGCTTGATACGCTATTAGTGCTTAAACCGTAACCGCTAGAAGATAAGTTGACATCTGTTAAGCCTACTACCATAGAACCTTTGAACAGTCTGCCGACAGTCTTAGAAACTCCATTGATTGCGCCCTTTATTTTATCTAAAGTTCCTGAAACACCTCCTAGAATATTATCAATTAAATCTTTAACTCCTCCAAATGCTTTCTCAAAGAAGTCATAAACTCCACCAAATACGTCTGTAATTGAATCCCATGCTCCTTTAGCAATATCTCCTAAAGCTCCAAGTGCGTCACTCACTGCTTCCTTAGCTGAATCGAATACATCACCAAACCATGAACCAACTGAAGTAAATACGTCTGTTATTGCGTCCCAAGCGTTACTAGCAAAACCGCCTAAAGCACTAAATACACTTGATACAACACTTTTGACTGTATTGAATATTCTACTAAAGAACCCAGATACTACACTCCATATTGATGAAACTACTCCCCAAGCACCAGAAGCAAAACTTCCGATTGCACTGAACACTGATGACACGACGCCTCTTACAGCGTTGAATATACCGCTAAAGAAGCCTGAAATTGCGCTCCATACTGACCTAACTAAATTCCAAGCGCTAGAAGCAAAGCTACCGATGGCGCTAAATACTGTTGAAACTACTGATTTCACAGCGTTAAATATTACACCAAAGAAACCTGATATGCCTTTCCATGCGCTAACTACTAATTGGTAAGCACCGCGAATAATAGCCAATATAAGTTGGAATGCTAAATTAATTACTGATCCAACTAACCCAAATATAGATTGAAAGAAACTAATTAAAGGTTGGAAAGTTGTAACAAACCAGTTATAAGCACCGGTCACTAAAGAAGAGATAGTTGTAAACACAGTTTTAACGATATTCACTATTCCGTCCCATAGCCCTGTGAAGAACCCTGTAACTCCTGCCCATGCTGTTTGAATTCCAGTAACAACAGTCGTCCATAAAGTAGTAAAGAATGTTGTTATTCCGTTCCAAATATTTTGAATGCCTTGTATAATTCCGCTGAACCAATCAACTAAGCCTTGCCAAATGCCTTTAGCTCCGTCAACTGCTCCGTTCCATATATCAGCAAACCATTGACCAATACCGCTAAAGAATGAAACTATACCGTCCCATGCACTCTTCAAGAAGTCTACGAAACTAGCCCAAGCCTTTTTACCTGTTTCGGTTTGAGTGAAGAAATAAACTAAACCGGCAACAATGGCAGCGATCGCTATACCAAGAGCTACGAATGGATTTATAGCCATTACAGCATTGAAAGCACCTTGTATAGCTGTTCCAATTTTAACTATGTTATTATAAAGTTCAATCGCCTTAACAATTCCATTAATGACTTTTAAAGCAACGAATGCACTAGCAAGAACCACTAAAGTTCCTTTTAAAGTATCCATTGCGCTTTTACTTTCACTAATTTTTTTCAGAAAATTAGCTATTTTTTCAGTAACTTCCGAAAATTTACCAGCAAATATAGCTATACTCTTTGCTACGTTATCTATACTTGTTGCATTTTTTGTTGTTTCTGTATTTATTCCAAGAAATGAATTTATGACGTTCCCTATAATAGAAACTATGGAATCAAATGCACTTTTTATGTTATCCCAAGCCTCTAAAAATGCTAAAGTGGCTGCATTTTCTTGCAGTTTTTGAAACAAGTCTTGGAAATACTTAACTACATTTGTTACAGCTTTACCAGCACTTTCGCCCCAGTCAGACATCTGGTCTATTAAGCCACTAATGATAGGTGTTAAAGCGTTCAAAGTAGGCACTAAAGCAATTGACATTGTTTCGTTGAAGCTGTCCCACGCGTCCCCAATAGTTTTGACTCCACCGCCCGAACCTTTAGCCATTTTTTCCATAGCCTTGTCGAGCATACCCATCGAAACAGCGCCTTCTGAAACAGCGTCATTAAAAGAACCGTATTGCTGTAATGAGGGGTTCATTTTCATAATAGTGTCTTTTAAAGAAGAACCAAGAGCTGTGTTATTATCGGTTAATTGTCCAATATTTTCAGCCGTAACTTTACCAGCTGCCGACATTTGACCGTAAGCCTGAACCACACCTTTAAGGTTTTCGCCAGTACCACCAAATGCTTGGTTAGCTTTTACTAATGCTTCTGTTTTACCGACCGCTTTTTTAGCGGTATCGCCTAAACCAATGAACGTTGTTGAAAGTTTTAAAGTATCTTCGGTATTTGCATTTGTATCTTTAGCAAGATTCTGCATAGATTTGCTTACATAGTCAAAGTCTTGTCCATTGCCTTTGAACTTCATTGTATTTTGCAATGAAATCATGGCTTTTTGAGTATCCATTGCGTCAGATACCCAGCCTTTTAAGCCATTACCGACAGCACTAACAGCACTTGCACCGATTTGTCTGAATGCACCAACAGCAATCTCTCTAAGACCGCTAAAGCGTGACTTCATGCCCTCAATTCCGCTATTAACGCCTTTAGTATCCATTTTAGCGTCAATGTTCCAAGAGCCTGAACTAATAGCACCCTCGACTTGCTTAATTTCGCCCTCTAGCCTATTAGCTTGTGTTTCTGCTGTGCCTAAATCTCTAGTAAGTTGTAGCCATTTCTTTTGACCTGCTGACGTCCCTTTGTCAACCGTAGAAAGTTCTTCTTTTAATTTTGTTGCTTTGTCACGTGATAAGCCCAACTGCGTTTGTAAGTTCTTCTGCAATTGCGCCATTTTCCCGGTATTTGTGGGGTCAAGTTTTAGAGCTTCACGTAAGTTTTTAGCTTCTCCTCTAAGCCCTGACATTGCGGTATTAACGCCTTTAAGTGAGTTCTCGAATTTCGTTGTATTACCGTATATTTCGACCTCAAATGTTGCATTACTTGCCATTACATACCCTTTCTTTTACGCCTTTTCTCTTTTTCTTTTTCCTCTTTCTTTTTCTCTGCAATAAGTTCGATTAATTTATAAACAAGTTCTAGTTCCATTTCCATGAACTGTGTTATATCAATTTCATTATTGCCCAAAACAGTCAAAAGTTCTAAAGTTTTATTTTCCCTTACAGTATCTTTCTTTTTCTTAATCAATGAACTAGAAGAAAAGAAGACTGTATAGTCTTCCGTTTCCTCTTTTTCTTTAATAAAAACAGTTTTACAGAAGGTATTGATTAACTCGTTAGTTGTAGGAAGCTCTGTTTTGTCGTCTAATGCGTTTTGCAGTCCTCCGTTACAATCTACCCAAAGTATCAATAACTTGTCTGTAAAGCTCTCCATTTGCTCTGTAAAGTCATCAGGAATATATCCAGCGACAAAAGAATTTTGTAGGTCTGCAAAGTCTTTCAAATCTGTAATAAAGTCCGAACCAGTAAGTTCTAAGTATCTAATTGCATGTTTTAAAATCATTTACAGTCCTTTCAGCTCATTAAATTTCTTTTTGCCACAGTTCGACCAGTTCTTTAAGTCCTTTACCGGCAGTATCGAACTCAAAGCTAGAACGGAAGTCAGAGAAGTCACTTTTAGCTTTTACAATGTTATCTTGAAAAAGAGCCAAGTATAGACCATATTGAACGAACTCCATTACATCAGTAATTTCTCCGTCTTCTTTTTTAAGCTCTGTATCCATTGCTTTTTGTTGCTGGAAAAGGTCTTTCCCTGTAATCATTTTAAATTTACGTGCTGTACTTAATTGTTTTGCCATTTTGTTTTATATCCCTTTACTTAGTTATTTTTTTAGGTTGTTGCGCTTGTAGTCTTATGAATGGTCAGTTACTGAAACTCCTGCGGTAACATCTTCATAACTATCAGCGGAGAACGTTACGATATAGACACCGGGCGCAAGGTGTCCATTTGTTGCTACTTTTCCATGTGCGTCCTTAATCACTGATGTTACTTTTATAGTTCCACCCTTAGAATCTTTCAAAGTGTCAGGCACTACGATTGTTCCGTCATTATTACCCTTTGTAGCAGTAGTTGCATTAGGAATAACAGGAGCTACAAGTGTAATTGCACCAGCTAGAACTGTGTCAGGTTGCATGATGAACAAGCCGGCTTCCATTTTGTTTGCGAAGTCTTTTGCTTGGTCTCCCCAAATTTCGTATTCAATAGCAGGAACTTTTTTATCTCCATTCAAATAAATATCTGACTCGGTTGCTTGTACTGCCAAAGTCCATTGGATAGGGTCTACACCGTCAACCGAATCTGTTTCTGATTCTTTTGTTGCTTCTGCTGTTGGTCTCAAATTTGGATAAACGACTACACGGTAACCGTCAATAAACTCTCCTGTAACTTTATCACGTTTGCGCCCTTTAATAAGATACTGAACACATTTCGTTTTCCAATTACCAGTAGGAGACCAACCCAAGCCATTTGCTGTTCTTTGTTGACCTAAAATGTCTTCTTTAAGCGCTTGGTCTGTTTGAATGAATACCATTTCGCCTTGAAGTAAGGTAGCGCCTTTTTTAACTCCATGGTCTGGTACGTCATCAGCTGGATAGCTATTAGTTTCCGCTTGGTCTTCCATTGAGCCAACTGATACTAAACCAGTTACAATTTTATGGTTAGTGAACTCTGGTTTTCCGCTACTTCCCTTAGCCATATCAGCTACGATTAGAGCTTCATTACCAAAGAAAATCTCACGTGAGTTATAATCTAATTTCATTTTTTATTTTCCTTTTTATATTTTTATGCAGTCCGTTGCCAATGATATACTGTTACTGAACCAATTACTGCTGAACCGATATTTTCCCATTTGCCTGTGGAATATCCTGATGATGAACTTGAAGTATTTGAGACTACCGAGCCAACTGGGTGTGCTTGAGCGCAATCTATACCTATAACCGCAGGCTTGAGTGAGCCAGTAGCACTATCGATTGATACTAAGCCCATTGGTAACCATTTGTAATCAGAACTTTTCTTATTAGGTTTAATGATATTACTAAAACCTACATACTTCGGATAGTCTGCAACCGTTACTTCGCCAGCTGAAGGCATCCAAGGAGTAGCGACTGATCCTAGTTCCCACTTATGTCCAGCATTCCATAAAATTGAATCTGACCCATAACCAGATATGTTATAGCTAATAATAACTGCATCTTTTTCTTTTAATTTTAAAGTCTCGCTATCTCTAACCCAGTCAAAATTATTTCCAATAATCTTTGTAGATGGTTCATTACCACTTGCTAAAATATATCTAGTTATATTTGCCGAACTTCCTGAACTTTTAACATAAGCTGAAAAAGTATAAACACCGTCTTTTGGTGCTGTAAACAATTTGTAAATACCGTTCCATTGGCCAGTTCTTTTCTTAACAGTTAGACCTTTATATGTGCCGTCAGTTACCCAATCATCAATCCCCCAATATCCGCTAAAATCTTTGCTGCCCTCTAGTAAATTAAAGTTAGGGTAAACAGTTGTGAAATCGTCCGTTCCGTCAGCACTGTTGGAATAGGCTATTGTGTTTATAACTCCGTCACTTGTTGACGTACCTCCATTTGCAATAGGAAGCACACCTGAAACTCCGATATTAGTTGCATCAGCAGTCCCATCAAAGTTTTGAAATGCTGAGGCTTGAAGATTTACCCCAAGTTGTCTAGCTGTTGCCAGTTTACTTGAACTAACTGCATTGCCATTAATTGGTAAGCTATTCGCTTGTGCTTCGGTAGCCTTTGCCATTGCATTTTTAGCTTCACTTTCAGCTTTAGTTGCTGTTTCTTGAGCAGTTGCGACATTTTGAATTGTGCTTAATAAATCTGATTGTTCTGCTTTTGTTGAAATCGCAATACCTTGTTTATCAACAGTATGCTGTAAGTTATCTAAATCAGTTTGATTAGCTTTTGCTGAAATGGTTGCCGAATGGTCGTTAACAGTATGCTGTAAACTTTCTAAATCTGTTTGATTAGCTTTAGGGGAGTAATCTCCGTTACTCATCAGAGAAATGTTACTTGTTAAAATCTTTACTGAATTTATTAGTTCAACAACTTCCGATTCACTTGCATTATTTGCGATTGCGTCTAATAGCGATTTTATAGTAACTAAATTTTCAGGACTAATACCAAATGCTTCTACTTCATTTTTAAGCTCTGTCATTGCGTGTTGTAAGCTCGTCATATCAGCTAAATTTGCTTTAAGCTCAATATTGCTCTTGTTTGATTCAGTTTGAGCACGTAAGTCATTCAACTCACTACGCAACACTTGTGGCATTTTCCCTAATAATAATTTTGTAAAATCATCAATCTTATTATTTACTTCTTGAGCTAAATCTGTAACCGTAGAATTATCTGATATAAATGTAAGATTCTTACTGACGATGACTTGCTCTAAACTTTCGTTGAGAAGTATTAAATTTGCCTCGATAACTCCAGTTGTTGTCATTTCAGTAGGAATCACCAAAATAAACTCTCCTTTAGCTAAGTTCTTAGGAGGAATCATAACAAAACCAGAATTACTACTATTAGTATATTGATATGTAAGTTTTAATGAATGACCTGTTAAATCAATTTCAACTCCATTATCAACTATTTTAATCAGCAACGTTCTAGCATTGACATCGCCTTGCATTATTTGTATTGGCTGAGGGAAATCTTTATTAACCGTATCCCATATAATCGTTCTATTTCTAAAATTATCTAAACTCATTAAAAAATACCATTATTGTTAATTTCAATCAAATGTAATTAAGCCACTTTCTAATTTTATAATTTCATTGAATTAGCATAATTAGCGCCTTTTTTCAATGTTGTTTTGACATCTTGCATACCCTTTTTTTCAACTAAGAAGTACATGCCATGATAACCGCTAGTGTAATTAGCCCTAGTACCTGCATTAACGACTATTTTATCGCCTTTTTTAACTTGTTTTAAGTTACTTGACAATTGACCAGTATTTTGATATCTGCCATAAGTATAGGTATGACCATGACTTCTGATTAATCTAGTTCTTCGGCTTGCGCTATTTGCTTTCGCCTTAAACTCTGCTTCAAACCAATCGCCCATGCGTTCTGTTACTTTAGTTTGCATTTCTTTAGCTATGCTTGCTGTATTAAGTAAATTCATTGCCATGCTTGACCACCTGCACCACAAGGCAAATAAACAGTACCAGTATAATTGTACAAATGGCTATTCTCTGACCAGTTTGTCATATTCCAACCGTTTTGCAAAACATCTCCGACAAGTCCGACAAGTTCATCGTCAACATCTTTAACAGACAAAACAACTTGATAATAGTAACCCATGACAAAGCTCGTATTATCCATTTTAAGCACCTTTGAGTCACTAAGTGATAAATATACCGTCTTGTCTTCTATCGTGTCCTTAACGCCTAAAATAACGTCATTTAGAGGCATTGTAAGTAAATTGTTGTACCAATCTATATAAGAATCAAATTCCATTGCTCGCCTCGTTCCCAAATTGAACATAATGACCTTTTAATCTAGTATTTTGTCGTATAGCTAAACTTGCAGCGTGTCGTTCCACCCCTAATTTCCTACACAGTTCTGCGCCTGAATTAAACACTTTACCGTCATAAACTACTGATTTAGAGCGTGCTTTTATGCCATTCTTTCTAAATTTATCGGAAATAGTTCCTCCAGTTTTTTCATTCATTCTACGACTGTTTTCAGAGCGTGTAACATATTCTAAATTAGAAATATCATTATTTAACTTGTTCATGTCTATATGGTCAACCGTTAAATCAGAATAACCTTTGAAAGTTTCCATAACAATTCTATGAAGAGAGACATTTTTGCCATTTATTTTAAGTCTTAAATAACCGCAGGCATCAAATGAGGGTTTTAAATATCTATGACTTTTAAAACTATAAACTCTACCGTCAGAAAATACTAAATAATCATTTTTATAAAATTTATAATCTTTCATAGTCCGTTGCTCACTATCCCCTCTAAAATCATCTTGTTATTCTTAGGGTTTCTTTCCCATGTTGTCCGCTTGAAAGTTTCGCCTTTTTCGTTCAAGAAATAGTTGAAAACCAAGTCTTCCATTTCTCCGATTCCGTTAAGCTCGTATCTTACGTTTTTACCTAGCCCAATCATAGAAAACTCATCAAGTCTTGACTGATTAATTCTCTGTTTAACTGCTGGTAAAACGATAGGCTTTATAACATTAGCTTCTGCACCGTTCTTCTTCTTAACAGTCGTTTCTACCTGTAATGTAACTTGTGAAAATATCATCAAATACCTCCATAATACATTAACTCTTGCAAAGAAGCCAGACGTTTCATTTCAGCGTTTCGCCATTGTTCTGCTGGTTCATCAACAATATTAAGCCGACAATAACAAGAGATAAAGTCTTTCACTAATACACTTGTTTCGTCAGCTTTAATACCATTTTTTTCTAGCAATTTAATAGCTATTGAACGGAATAAGATAAGTTTACTATCATAAGCTGTTACTAAAATCGGAATACCACAATAGACCTTAATATAATCTATCATTTACTTCCTCCATTTTATTCTTATGCTACTGTAATTACTGCACCAGCGTTATAAGTTTCAACGTGTCCGCTTGTTAGTGTTTCAACCAAAATCATGTTGCTATTAGTTTTCCATTCAAATGCGTCAACTTTTGTAATGTCTTGCATATCAATATGATATTTTTGGTCTACTAATACAGTAGGTTTAACAGCCTTTGTACCTGTATAGACAATGATTTCATCAACTCCAACTTCTGAAGCAATTTCAGCGTCATCATTTTTAATACGAACGTGAGCGTTAGCGGTCGCTTGGCGTAACTCATCTAACAAGGCTTTACGGTCTTCTGCTTTAACAATCAAATAACGACGACCAGCAGTAGGACGAACAAAGTCAACCGCTTCTTCAATAGCGTTAGCAAATGGAGTTGTTCCTGCTGATTTAGCTTTTGTAGTAATCTTTTTGATTTTTTTGACGTCTGCTTCTTTGTCAATTGATTTAAAACCGTTTGTTCCGTCACCCTCAACAAGCGCAAGGTCAACAATTTTATTAACAATTGCTTGTGTAAGTTCTGCTACAATCAAGTTGTAAAGTTCAGAATATGACATTTGAAGTCGTTTAACACGTTCAGCAAGTGATTGCAATTTATAAACCATTACAGGTTCAAGAGTATCAATAGTGAGTGTTGCAGCCTGTTCTGTTTTTTGTTGTCCGTCTTTGTGGACTTGTGCTTCATTAGCTGAATCAAATGAGCGTGATACGAGCAAAGCGCCGACATTTGTAACATGGAATACTTTGAACACTGGGTTAGTATTTAACAAAGCTGTGTTGATTGATTCAACCAATTTACGTGGAAGCTCAAAAGTTTTATCTGTAACAGTTACACCATTTTCAGCAAGTTTTGCGTTCCAAGCGTTTTTAATTTCTGATTTTCCAGAGTTCTTTTTCAATACATCAAAAAATTCTGTTACAGCGTTTTGTGATTCAATAAAGTTTGTCATTTTTGCTTTTCCTTTTGGTTTTTCTTCCTGTGCGTTAAGTTCGTTCTCAATTTTGATAATTTCAATCGAATTTTCTGAAAGTGTTTTTTCTAATTCTTGTACTTTTGGCAAATCTTCAATTGCGTTTTTTACTTCAAAGGCACTAATTTGAGATTTTAAAGATACGTTATTTTCTTTAAGTTCTGCCAAGCGGTTCTGTTTTTCAATTAAATCAGGTTTATTCATATTTCTTTTTAATATCCTCAATTTCTTTCAAAGCGTTACGGCTTTCAATAATTTTGTTGCGTTCTTCTGTGAGTTCTTCGCCTAAGGCATTTTGAATAAATTTTGCGTTAGGGTCTGCTGGTACTGAAACAAGAGAAATCTCTCTAAACTGTGCTTTATTTACAACTAGAGCGTCATTATCATCAAAAGTATAATCTGTGATGTAATATGCGATTGATAGCGAATCAAACGCTCCATTTTCCACAGCCTTGTTAATGTTTGGTGCATTGTCATAAAGCGTAAAGTCAGTCAGGTATTTATTAGTAGCTAAATCATAGTAAACCTTTGCGTCCCCGATGACTTCGCTAGAGCCAGATCCATGTTCATATAGCAATGGATATCGTTCTCTAGCAAACTCAATACAGTTAGGAGTCAAGATAATACCGTTAAGGTTCTCTACACCAACTTCTGACCCAATGCCTTGGAACGACTTAGAACCGTCCTCGTTTTCAGTTACTTTAATTTCAGCACTATTGGTTATTAGTTTCATCTGTGCTTGTTACGTCCTTTCTACTGCCTTGTAAGTCACTTAGGTTTTTAACAGCAACTGCATTAAGGTTAGCTATGTAAACATCTCCACCCTCGATTGGTTGCTCGCCCATTTTAACAAGAAGCTGATTCTGTGTAAAAATAGGACCATTAATATTTTCGTGATACAAGTCAATTAATTCTTTCAAAGTTGCAAACTTGAATAGCTGGTTATCTACGATTATACGTTCATAATATAAATTACCTTTAACTACTCGTCTGCGGTTTGTTGAAATCAGTTTATACGTCAGTTCCTTTTCAAGTTGGATCAGTAAAGGAATGATAGTAGAATTATAAAAATAAATTTGTTGTTCCTGTGTTGCTGTACCAAGCAAAATATTTTCATTCATAAAGTAACCTGTCAAAAGCTCCGATTTAATAAGGTCAATTTCATCTTTATTTAAAACGGAATAATCTTTTTTAAGTTCTACAATTTCCGTCTTGTTATCAACTGGCGTCAAACCGTTGTAACTTGAACCCTCTTGCATGTTCTTTATTGTTGCTAGTGCCTTTTCTCGATACTCCTGTGTATTATCAATATCAAGAAAGGCATTAATTTTCAATAAACCACGCAATTTACCTTGTTCCAGCTTAGTTTGAATACTAGCCAGAGCATTATCTAAAATACTTGTATCTTCATTGATATAAAAAGGACTGGTAAGCCTTACTAATTCTTCAGGTTTATATTCTTTTTTATCGTCAGCAAATAGTAAGTCTAATAGCTCGCCTGTGTTATCATCAAATACAGCGTACAGGTCAACATAGGGAGCACGTAGCAACTTTTTAATTACCTTTCGCCAAAAGTCCATGCTATTGCGTTCGCCCTTAGGACTCCAATTGAGGACTTCATCTAAGTCAGATCCTGCCATACTAATCAAAGTATCAGAACCAACATCAGATTTTTTATATTTAACATGATTAAATTCTACTTTTGTTATTTCATTAGCGATTTTATTATGAATGTTAGTTACAAAGGCACTTGTATATTCTACTGCTTCATTTTGCCACGCTGTAACTCTTTGAGTATCATTGTTTAGCTTTCCACGTGAAAATGATACCACTTTTCCGAATAAGTTCAATTTTTCCCCTTTCTACCATAAACTCACACCTTTCCCGCGTTTATACTCGCTTGTCTTCTTGTTATGGCAAGACTTACAAAGGAGTTGTAGGTTATCAGGGTTCAGCGCTATTTTCCAATCATCAAGATTTTCCCAAGTTAGTTCTATAATATGGTCTACTTCGTATTTTTTAGCACCGAATGCGCCACATCTTACGCAAGTCATTTTATCACGTTGTCTTACATAATCACGGACAGCCAACCATTCTTTTTTATTATACCAACCACTTTCTCGGACTGTGTCAACATTATACTTCATCTGACACCGCCATTTCTAAAGCCATTGTCAAAGCAACAGTAGGGTCAATTTTATCTTTTTCAAGTTTTTTAGTATACATATAGTCCCCACTTTGTCCGATTTTAACAGCAGTATTATTTAAAGCCCATTGCATAACTTTTTGGTTATGGATAAGTTTATTTTCGACTAGCTTAGATTTTAACAGCTTGATATAATCATTCATTGAGAAACCTTGTCGAATTGCTCTTTGGTTATCTCCGTCTTTATCAAAGAAGTAACGCTCAATCAACCCTTTTAAAATTTCGTAGCGTGCTGGGTCATATCCGATTTTTCTAAGTCTGCACCCTGTTTTGGTTCTAAAGTCATTAATATATGGTATTAAGTCGTTTACATTGATGTATTCCGTATCAAGTAAGATTAATTCCCCTCTGTCAACAAATTCAGTCCACAACTCTTGTTGTTCTGTGTCTAGTTGCTCATATTGAGACCGTACAGAGAAAGTTAGCGTATGACTGTAAGTTTTACCCTCTAACTCACAAACGAACGACACAGCGGTTAAATCGCCAATTAAGGATAGGTCAATTCCGACATAAGTTCTATTTTTATTAAATACAGATAAGTTAAATTCTGTTAGTTTAGTGTCTTGTGGAGTGAAGTAGTAAGCTGTGTCCTGCATAGGCAAGCCCATATTAAACGCTAAGAACTTATTCTGTAACGCTGGGTCGCCTTGCGCAAGTTCATACTCCTCAATAACTCCTGACCACTTAGGAACATGACCAATAAGAGGTAATGCCATAGTCCAATTCTTTTTATCTTTGACCTGCTCATGATTTTCTAGCATATAAAGTAAACCGAACGACCTATCATTGTAAAATTCTTCTTCTGATTTGAAGCGTTCAACAAGTTTATCATATAAACCGTCTCGTTTAAGTCCGCCAGAAGTGATATAAATACTTTGCCAGTTATCTTGTTTTTGTCGTGAACCTTTATTGACTGATTCTGTTATATCTTCGCCATAGGTATGAACTTCATCAAATATATTTAGTGAACTGTTACCACCTTGCGCTCGTAAAGTATCATTTGTTTGCTTTTTGAAAGTGGTTTTAAAAGAAGTGAATTCTAGCCCTTGTTTTGTACTCTTGAAAATCTTATTTTCGTTGTATACTCTCAATGTATCGCTTGCTTCCGTTTGATTCCGAACTTGGTCAAATACGTGTCTAGCCTGTGTATTATCGTATGCAATAACTAAGCTCTCTCCACCATATTGTCCGCCTAAAATCATCCAGTTAAGCACGCGCGTAGCCATTAAACTTGATTTACCAGAACCACGCCCTAGATTAAGGAAAATTTCATTAACTAGATTGACCTGAACGCCTTTTTCATCGACCATATCATAACCAAGCATTAACTCATACCACCAAATTTGTGGCGGTAATAGCTCGATTTTCATCAGGTTACCAGTAGTCAAATAGAAGTTGTCTTGTATCCACTCAATAGCTTGTGTAACACGGTCATAGCGATAAATATACTTATTATGAATGCGTATTTGCTTCTGAATAGTCTTACGAATGTACTTATTAATAATAATGCCGTTTTCTTTGTTGTATTCCAACATTTTATTTAAATAATACATATTATACTTCTTCCAAACTAATAGGAAAATCTTTTCCAAATGTGTTATAAATAACTTTGAACTTCTTATGGCATTTGATACACTTCTCTAAGTAACATGGATAATCTCCGCCGCTAATTCTTTCTAAAATAGTTAAATTATGTCTACACATGGTCTGTTCTTTCTAAAAGCGTTCTAATTCTCGTCTAGTGGTTTCTGCACCACATCTTTTACATATTAACCCATTAGGCATTAATGAAAAGAATTCCCATTTTAATTTCATTCAAACCCCTCCGGAACTTCAATTTTTGGTGTTTCATACTTACTTAGTTTATAGTCGTCAAGTTCTTCAATTTTAGCTTTAAGGTCATGAGCGCTTGATTCTTCCTGTTGCAATCTCCGCCATTCAGTAGGGTTATAAAGTTCAGGGTTTCCAGCCTTAGCAACCATCATTGCTACTAAGCTATCTTTGTCCAGCTCTTTTTCTTTAACCTTTACTTTTTCAACGTTTCCATCAGCGTCGTAGATTGTTTCTGTTTCTTTTAGCGTTCTGACCGTCAGTTTGCTCGCTAAGGCACTTTCGGCTAGTTCTAATAGATTTCCCCTAGCAATGCTTTTAGCTTCGTCATACGCCTTTATATTGTCATCTCGCCACTTTCTAAAAGTTTTAGCAGAACAATGCAAACTGGTGTAGATTTCTCTGTCATTACAGCCTGATTCAATTTTATCAATGATTTGACTAAAAAGCGGTTCTTCATACATCTTAGGTAAAATTGTGGGTCTGCCACCGTTTTGTGTTTTCATATTGTCCTTTCTTTTAAATGTGGTTATATCGTTTAAAACTTATATTTTCGTTCCTGTGAGCGTTAAGTTAATTAGACTGGAATTATATCGCTATGATATAAACACACTCATACGAGCCAAAATATGACCATATAGCCCTATAATTTCCTTTTGCTTTGAGATTATCAAGATTTAGCAAGATCATGCTAGATTAAAATAGATTAATTTAGATTAAATCAGCCAAAACTTTTCTTTTTGATTTTTTGAGAGATTTTTAAAGAGG